TCATATTATGCAAAAAGCCATCAAGAATAAACACAGAATATAACTTTTGCAGCCATAGATGCTCCTGTGAACATAAGATAAAACAAGAGACCATTATGTGTGACGAATGCGGCTCAATTTTAACTTTAACTGGGAGTGGTAAAATAAAAACTATGAAACGCCATGTATCCCACTTTTGCAGCCGAAAATGTCAATTTGAATATCACGTAACAGCAGCAAAAATCAAAAAAGAAGCGGTGGTTCACACAAGAGCAGAAGTCTGCTCGATAACAAGGCGAATTCAATCTCTCGCCAACATAATCAAAGAGGTGGCACAATGCAGAACTTGAGAGCAATTAACCAGTTAGTCCAGAGCCTCAAATCCAAAGCCAATGAAGGGGATATTGAAATCTATCAGGTAATGGCCGGGATTAAAATTGATGAGCCTTGGAAAAAAGACGCCTTTTACTCTGGCACCGAAACCAATGCCCAGGAGTGGAAGGCGGCAAAATTCTCCTTTATCTTGCGCCAGATCACCGGCTGGACCATGCTTCGCTACCAATCCATCATGGCAATCCTCCAGCTCCAGGAGGGCCGGGAGTTGTTGCTGAAATACGGCTACGAAAACATGGTGGCGCTGAAAAACCTCTCCGAGGACGAGCGCCCGAAAGTCCTGGCCGCCGTGGAGTCCCATAAGAACAAATACGCGACGATGCCCGGCTTCCACTACATCATCGCGAAGGTGTTCCCCGGCAAGCGGGTGCCCGTCACCATTGAAAACGGGAAGGAGCTTCAGATCAAGACCCTGAAGAATCAGATCAAGGCATTAAAAGCCACGGTTGCCAAGCTGGAGCAGGAAAACAAGGCGTTGCGGGAGCAGGTCATCAAGGAATTGTTGGAGATGCGGAAGTAAACAGTAATCAATCAAAAGGAGAAGTGCCATGTGCCAGTATGTTGGAATCCCGGAAGAGCATCAGGAAGTACATGAAGACGATGAAAAATATGCGGTCTTTGTTTGGAAAGGGTCGGTGGCTGATATGTACGAGCCCTCAGAAAAGTCACCCAGGTCAAAAAAGAAAACAACATGCTCTTGCAAAGTGTGGGAGGGTGGTTCGCTCCTGAAAGCCATCTTAGAAATGCGCAGACAGCGGAAGATGGGGTACGGGTACGTCGGATTGAGCTGGCGGAGATGAAACCCCGGCAAGTATTCGACGCCCTCAAGTTCTTCCAGGATCACCGCGTCGATTTCCGCACCGCTGGCAACAGCCATTGCTCCCCCGGCTGGATTCAGATCCACTGCCCGTTCTGCCCCGGCGAGAAGAGCTATCACCTCGGTGTCAACGTCAACACGGGGTCATGGAATTGCTGGCGCTGCGGGCGCAAAAAACTGGGGGACGTGTTAAAGGCCCTTGTAGGCGTCTCTCCCGCGCTTTTATCCCAGATAAGGGAAAGGTACGGGAGCGGCCCTAAAACCGCGTTACAGACGATTGCAGCCCCCAAGAAACGCGGCTCAGTGAAGTGGCCTGCCGGCATCGTCGAGACGCCACCGAAAAAAGCGGTAGATTACCTCGTCGGCAGGGGATTCGATGCAGAGGCGCTGGCGGCCACTTGGGGGCTGCGGTTCACCGGGCCGACGGGTGCCTACAAGTTCCGCGTCATCGCCCCCATCTACCACGGCGGCAGGATGGTCAGCTTCCAGGGCCGCGACTACACAGGGAAGGCAGAGCTGCGGTACAAGGCATGCCGCAAGGAGGACGAGACCAAGGACCACAAGGAATGCTTGTATGGCTCTTGGCTGGTGACTGGACCTCGGGTGGTGGTTGTTGAGGGCATCGCGGACGCCTGGCGGCTGGGGCCGGGGGCTGTCGCCACCTTTGGGATCAGCTATACCGCCGCCCAGCTCCGGTTGCTGGCCGCTTACAAGGAAGTGATTCTGGTGTTCGATAGCGACCCGCAGGCGATACGGCAGGCGGAGACGCTGGGGTTCTGTCTCAAGAACCTGAACCCGGCCATCGTGGTGCGGATCGTAGAGATTGAGGGTGGCGACCCCGGCGAGCTATCGCAATGGGATGCCGATAAGCTGATGTTTGATCTGATTGGGAGGAAGGCTTGATGTCGAATGATGATCCACTGGTGGCCTGTATTTGTCCGTTCTGCAAGGCTGCCCATGAGGTGCGGATGTTCTGGACTGGGAATGGGGTGCCCCGTATCTATTGCAAGCTCTGCCAGAAGCGGGTGGGGAGGGAGTCGAGGGGCAACGCGGTGAAGAGGCGGAGCAAGGTCGGGCCGCATACTGGCAACAACTAAGGAGATGCAAAATGAAGAAAGGGATTAAAGTTGTGATGGCCGTAGTTTTAATAGCACTGATGCCCGGCGCTTGTTTGGCTGATGACCATTGCGCGGTTTTCAGCAGGATGGCCAATGAGTTTATGAGCTGCCATCAAGCGGGGGTGCCCTTAGAAAAGATGATGGAGATAGCTACTAATGATATCGCAAAGGAGATGGTATTGCTCGCCTACAGCTTCCCCAGGTACCAGACTCCAGAGATTCAGCAACAAACAATCAGCGAGTTCCGAGATAGGGCGTATCTGGCGTGTTCAAAAAATATGCGGAAACGGAAAAGATAACTGCCCGGCATCATTGTAAAAATATTCCGCTTTATTTTTAGCGGGAAATAAATTATAATATAGCCTTTCGGGGAGGAGGCCGGGGCGCCGGTATCGAAAGTGAGGGGTGGTCGGGTTGCTGCAAAGCAATCCATTGTTGGGCCACCCCGCTTCTCTCCACATAACTCTTCAACAGGAGGCGCGCCTTGCATTATTCCCGTACCCGCATTCAATTTATAAGCATCCCAATGACAATACATTGTTGCCCTGTATTGTCCGCAAAAGAAAAAGAAATCATCAGCCATATTTGCAGCCTGTCCACCAAGTATGACAAATCTGGAGGCTGTACCCTCAGTAATAATCAACTCGCTTTCCGCCACCAATCCACCAACATCTCTGTATCCCAAGCAATAAGCAAAGCAAAGCGTCTTGGATGGCAAGTAAGCCGCGAAGACGATACCATCCAAGTGCCCATGAAATCCATTGATGGGGTGGCATACCGGAATATCAGGCGGCTGTGTATTCACCCCAGCGAAGAATGGACTGTGTTTGCAGAGCTATTCGACGCCGTTTACTTCGGTGGAGAAACGGAAGGGCTGCCAATCATTGAACGCCTCGGGAAAGAAATGACCGACGATAAGAATGGAGAGAATTGGCAGAGGATTGCTGTCTCTATTGCGCTGGAAGCAGTAGAGAATGGATGGGGTGATTTAGATCAGAATCAGTTAGAACGGCTTCGAGGGGGGGTATTGAAAAATAATAATACCCCCCCATGCGAAAACCCCCCGCTTAATAGTAATAGGATTATATTATCTAAAGCTAATATAATCAAGGGAGGTTCTCAAGAAGAACCTCGTTCAAGTAGCTTTGAGAATCGAAGAATAAAAAGAAATAAAGAAGCAACCCACCAAAACGAAACCACTAGTTCCAGGTATAATAATACAACACCAAAGACAAGGAAGCGGACCATTGAAGTCCCGCCCACGCCTCCCGCCGCAGTCTCGGTGAAAACCGATGACTTCGTGGAATACTGGAACGGACTCAAGGGAGCGGCTCCTCACCGTAACCCCGCCACCCAAGTCTACAAAGATTGCGCCGCCGCGATCCGCAAGCTGGCGGCGGGTACGCTGTTCAAGAACAAGGCGGTTGACCCGGTGTGGATGAAGAAGCGTAGGATTCCGCCCAAGTATCTCAGCCGCCAGTTATCCCCGGCTCAGGTTCGCGGCGTCCTTGATTCGCTGGCGCTGCTCTATCTGGAGGGGTACTGGCCGCAAGATAAAGAGTGGGTGAAAGGATTGGGGTTGAAGAACCTCTTATACAACAAGAACAAGCTGAATAGCCAAGCCCTCGCCGTCATGGTGTCGCCGCCACAGCCACTCAAGGAACAACTTGATAAGTGGGCAGAGGATAAAGAGGACGACGCCACCAAAGCAGACATCGAAGTGATCCTGGCGGCGGTCGAGGAGTCCGGGCTACCCACTCCAAGCCGCAGGGATGCCGCGCAAGTGATTGACATAGTATGGGCATGGTGGGACACCTGGGATGAAGAAGCCCGCGACCGTGTCCCCGGGCATACCAACATCCTCAACTGGTTCGGGGATTGGTTGAAGATCAAGGCAAGGAAGTGGCCCACCATGCCGATCCGGGTAGTTAAGAAGGACAGCGACACCATGCAAGAGTTCGTGGATTGGGTGGAGCGGGATTGCTTGGGCGGCGTCGATGTTGAAACCAATGGATTGAGGTGAGGTTTGCGGGGAAGTCAAATAAAACCAAGGAGGAATAGTAACATGGGAAAGCCGGAAAGTATTATGATCGATGACGTGAAGTATGTACGGGCGGATGCCGTCCACGAAAAAGCAGCCGATGTAGATGGCATGCCATATCGGATTGTCCGTACCTATTCGGCTGGGGTGTTCGCTGGCTATGTGGAGTCTCGCGTCGGGCAGGAGGTAGTGATGCGTAAGGCTCGGCGGTTGTGGCAGTGGGCAGGGGCATCCACATTGAGCCAACTTGCCGAAGAGGGCACGAAATCCCCCGGCTCCTGTAGGTTCCCGCAGGAAGTAGATCGGGTGGTGCTGTTGCAGGCCATTGAAATCCTTGACGTCACCAAAAAGGCGCAGGAGTCCATTGCGAGCGTGACGGTATGGAAACAGTAATTTTTGATGGCTCTGGCTCTGGCTCTGGCTCTGGCTCTGGCTCTGGCTATGGCTCTGGCTCTGGCGATGGCTATGGCTCTGGCTATGGCTCTGGCTCTGGCTCTGGCTATGGCTATGGCGATGGCTCTGGCGATGGCTCTGGCTATGGCTCTGGCTAATGTTCGATAGAGCGCTTTCTTGCTGGTTGTTCCGGTGTCCTAGCGTGAACAAAATAAGGATGACTGAATCAAATATCTCGGCCGGGCAAATAGGCATAGCGCCAATGGATCAATCATCCACCACCCGGCCCGATAATTTAGCCCACCTCTGCCAATGAGCACGCGGGCTTTTCCAGTGAAAGCATGTGGGGTCCATTGAATAAATAAAACCAAGGAGGATCAGCAATATGAGCAAGACAGCACAACGCAGGATTTCAGCACATTCACAGGGCCGCGACGACGCCCGCACAGGGAAGCCGAAACGCGTTAAGAAATCCCATGCCCTCCACCGCGAATATCATCGCGGCTACAAAGGATACGACATCTCAGGACGCCGCCAATCATAAGGAGCGGTCCGCATGTCGAGAGTCAAAGGCATCACCAAGCTGGAGAAAGCAGGCGAGGAACGGCAAGCAGTGACAGGGATGATTATCGACATCCAGTTCCTCCGCCAGATCAGACCAATAACCAAGCTGGAATATTTCAAGGCACCGTTTGCAAAGACCGTGGCGGAGTGGTGCCTTGACTACTGGGATCAATACGAGGAGGCCCCCGGCAGGCAGATCGAGGAGCTATACCATGCCAAAGAACGCGCCGGGGAACTCGACGACGACCAGGTGGATATCATCGGGCAGTTCCTGGAGTCACTCAGCGAGGAGTACGAGCGCGGTGAGAAGCGCAGCACCGAATACGTGGCGCGAACCACGGAGACGTATTTCCGGAGGCGGGCCTTGGAGATCCTCAAGGAAGACATCAACAACGCCCTCGCCAACCGGGACGTTGATCAGGCGGAGTTGACGCTGGCGCAGTACCGGACACCAGCTCGGGAGAATGGCCAGCACATCAACCCATTCACCAACGAGGAGGCCATCCAGGAAGCGTTTACGCAATCCAATGAGCCGCTGTTCCGCCTTCCTGGGGCGTTGGGGGAGGCGCTTAACGACCTCTTTGTGCGGGATGGGTTCCTGGCGATTATGGCGCCGGAAAAAAGAGGAAAAAGTTTTTTTATGATGTACCTCAGTAAACGGGCAGCGATGGCGCGGGTGAATGTGGCGTGGTTTGCGGTCGGCGACATGACGAAACCTCAGATGACGGTGCGCTACCACATCATGCATACCCACCGCAGCCACCGGAAGAAGTATTGCGGCGACATCTTGATCCCGGTCGTGGACTGCGTGCGGAACCAGGACGGGAGCTGCGATCTCGCGGAGCGGGAGGGAGAGGGTGACCTTGTAAAGACGGCGGGGCGCGACTCCAAGCACACCGTCTTCCAAGAGTACAAGGAGCGCCCAGATTGGACGCCCTGCGCTTACTGCGCCAGGGATCGTGTCCTAAAGAATAAGTTCGTGGGGGCGTGCTGGCACCGGGAGCGTAAGGCAGTGGAGCCGCTGGATTGGCGGGACGCTGTGAAGGCTGGCAAGGAGTTCGCGGACAAGGTGATGCGTGAGCGGCAGTTCTACCTGGACTGCTACCCGAACTCATCCATCAACGTCCAGGGCATCGACAACGCGCTGGCGCTCTGGGAGGCAAAAGATGGCTTCGTCCCGGATGTTATCTTGATTGATTACGCCGACATCCTGGCACCTGAAGATGGCAAGAAGGATT